CCTACGTCGAGAGCTGTACGCCCTGCGCCAGCCGGAATAGCAAGATCAACGAACCGATATTCGATGTCCCGATCCCCCGCAAGGTTGTGGGACAAATGGAAATTCATACCCAGTGGCATAAGCGGGCTCCTAAGACCTATGTTAGACGGCTCTAACGGTTGCAGACCATGATAGCGTTGATAGGGATGCCAATCCATCCATATAGGCTCATATGCAGGTTGAGGCTGATTAGCACATAAGGCTTGATAAGACGCATTTCGCCAGTGTCCGTCATAAGGTGCTTTAAGCGCCCCATAGTGGTATATCGTCTGATCAACCTCTTTAGTGAGCATCATCTTACCTGGCGCGAAAGCGGGCGTTTCGTGCGCTGACTGGTACACCCCATCATGACGATAGCTGATCCCTTTGTTCAGGACCCACGCCCGCCATTGTCGATAGGGATCAAGTCCCGGCGCATAATTCAAACGATCACGCACAAAGTTGATACGCGGCAGGTGCAGCAGCGGGAATTCGCCGCGTTCTAGTTCCCGCCGAATCGCGGTGATGTCGTGAGGAAACATGATCTCGTCGGGGTCGAGGCGCAGGATCGCATCAAAGCCTTCTGCCTCAACATAATCGAGCAGCGCTTGTGCTTGCTCCCCAAACTTCCAATCAAATGGGCGATCAAAAACCTTTCCGCCCAACGAACGGATCACATCTGCCCCACCATCAGTCGATCCCCCATCCAACGCGACTAACCCATCAACAGCGGGCAGCATCAGCGGCAAATGAAGCTGCAACCACGCAGCCTCGTTTTGGAACATCATTGCAAGTGCAATCTTCAAACGACTCCTCCTAAAATTGCAGCGAGATCGCGCGTTACGAGACTCGTCAGATAATCCCCAACAAGTGTCCGCATAAACTGACTTGGAATAACAGGAGTCATGGGTGCGGGCTGCGCGGCTTGCAGGTCAGCCCGTAGCGCGGCGATCACATCGTCTACACGCTCGGTGACGGCAGGTCTGTTATTACAAAGGCAGTTATGCACGACGTGACCATTCACTGTGTAGGTATTGTCAGTTTCGACGTGCATGTTATAAACCAATCCAGTGTAAACAGACCGATGAGCGCGTAGGACGGTTTCACCGTTTGCTAATGTCAGCGCATAGCGTAAATTGTTGGACTTTTCCCAACGCCAGTTTCCGAGCAGCACCGGATGATCCGGCGTCACCGTAAATTGTCCCGTTGTTGTGAAAACTTCGATTACGTCGCCGATGTATTCTCGTGACCATGCCAACAGGACACGGCAGTACCGCCCCTCATGCGTTAGCACCTCATCACCTTCACGAACATCCTCGATTGGGATCGCACCGCGTAGCGTCTCGATCAATTGCCCTGGCGTGCAGCACTGAGGATGCGAATCTGCGACGACCATCGGCGCATCTTCGAGCGGGTACGGGTCTTTGAGGCGCTCCCCAGACATGCCTATCGTTGCCAGCGAATCACAAATATCGAGCTTGGGATGACGTGCTGACAGCGCCCAATCCATGCCGCTGACGAATGGGTTTGCACGACTCGCAGCGAATGTTGCTTCCGACGCTGCACGGCTGATCTCGGAACGCGCCAGTACCATCGCGTGATAACTGGCGTTCCTTCCATAAGGCTTTTTTGTGCGAAGCTCATGACCCTCAAGCAAAAACGCTTCAAGGTCTTTAGACATTTGCAAGGCGCTGCGCCCCGTCCGAATGCCATCGGACAGCAGCGCGTCAATCTTCAGTCGCGTGTTTTGACCTACTTGCCAGATTCGATCTGAAAGCGTATACCCTCTCGGATCGACCCACGTATGTGGTGCGTCATACCCCGCAAGCGGATTGACAACATTCACCTGTTCAGTGGTGATCGGACGTGAGGTTTCGAGCCATCGCAGGAGATCATCCGGTAATCTTTTTTGAAGATACAGCGTATGTGAGGTTAGGGTACGTAAAATCCCTAAAGCAATACGGTAATTTAAGATAGCAGCAAACCGCGTGAGAGGCGTTACCCCATCGACACCAAATACCATTCGCCCACGGGAGAATAACCCTGCGACGATCCCGCCACACATATCCAGCACAATATCTCGCCTCCACGAGGGGATCACCCCATTCACCGTATTTTGCATTAGAACGCCGGAAATCTGCTGAATAGTATCCGTCATCATCAAATTAACATCGCTGCCCACTTCTTTCAGCGTTTGATAGAGTACGCGCGAACTGGCGATATTCTTCATGCGGCTCGGTCTTTAGGTTTCTCATCCTGATCATCCTCATCGGGATCCGGCGTCTTAGCGAGTCGTTCAATCGCAGCGTTTTGAAGTTCATCCTGCTCCGCTTGACGTTCTTCACGCTGTTTCCGACCATCTTCAATCGCCTTAGCCGCGTTTTCGATACGCAGCGGCGAAAGCTCCAGCGCCGTCTTATCATCGATAACCGCTTGTTCCCCGTGGAAATATTTCAGGGCATCAAGGATCAATTTGCCATCTTCTTCATTGAGCGGCTGCCACTGAATAGCGATCTTCGTTTGGGCATTAATGCGTGTCTCGAAGATGCTGTAGTAGGCGACTACGATGCGAGCGACCTGCTGCATCCATGTCTCTGCAAGCCCACGCTTCTTCTCCAACCACTTGATAAACGGCGGCATTTGCGCTTCGGCACTCGCCTTGCTAGAAGCAATGGCATTGCCCCATACGAACTCAGGGACTTCCGTATGTTGCAGGTACAGGTAGAACAGCAGTCCGAGTAAGACCTCAACATCCTTACTGGCGGATACCGGGCTTTTATAGGAGAAAGTAGCTGTGCCAGGCAGCGTGACCAGATTATCCGCGTCGAAATCGATCACGGTATTTGCTTCGGTCGTACCGTCGAGGTTTTCTTGGGTGACAGTTCGTCCATACTTCTGCCAGAATTGCTCCACTGCACGGGTATCGCCCATCTGTTCAATGACGGGCGTCGGTCTGCCCTGCCGGATATTCCCTTTGATCGCGGCGTCAATAATTTCACCATATTTTTGCAAAAGCGGAATCGTACCCTCCCCTTCCGGTCTGCCATATTCCTCGTCCATGCCTTTACGGTTGGGAACATGAACCACAGGAATAAGTCCGATCAGGTTCTTGTAGGATTTGGGACTCGTGGGCGCACCATCGCTGCGCGTGATCGTTTCCACACGCTTTTCAGCGGTGTATTCGTTCACAATGGTCATTGTTCTACCCGTATCGGTTGGGTGAGAGAATGACTGGGTAATCCGAAACCCGATTCTCTGGCTGAAATTATTCTCGTCCACAATGGGGTCAACTAAATGTGGAGGGATAATTGTCGTGCTCAGATCGGCATTGATAACGATATAGAAGTCGCCTAAATTGAGCGACTCTTCATAAGTTCGCAGCATCTGTGCATGGGCAGATGACCACCATTCGTTAAGTCGTATTTGTGCGTTTGCATCCTCACATTTCCAGCGCGGCTCCTGCCCCATGACATAGGATGCGATCTTCGACGCGAGCGGCTTCAGTAGCAATCCGCTGATTTCTAAGCCAACCGCTTTGCCGCGCCGCGCCCGATCCCAGAAGGCATAATCAGGCTGCGTCAAATCTGTTTGGGTATAGGTTGACCATATATTCCGCAAGCGGATCGTAAACCGCTTTGCGGAGCCGATCAGTTCCTGAAGTAGATTTGCCATCGTGCCTTTCTAAAGCAAAAACGCCCGAACGGGCGTTCTGTGTTTCAATTTTGATTATAGTCTGCGTGTCAATTAAGCACGGGCTTAAGCCCCCACGCCTCAATTGCATGTGCGCCCCATGTCAGCACTGGAGCTAAATACTTATCGAGGTTAAATTCGTCGATAGGGACTGGTGTTGGAACAACCACGGGTCTGATGATGATGTAATATTGCTCTTGTAGGAGAGCGACTGCCTCAAATTCTGTCGGGCGATGATCGCATTCCCCGATGTCCTCCCAAATTTCAGACGCTCTGTACCACTCTTTTCCCTTTTCTAGATCATGGGCAGAGAGTTTCGCCTGTTTTGCCGCTTCAGCTTGGAGCAAAATGCGCTCAAATGTAGTCATGCCTTTATGGTATCACAAATAAGCACAACTGTTCTACCATTTGAACCTAGCTGTCCGCACTTCACCGGGATCGGCATTATTTAACTTGTTAAACGCGCCGCTTGTCGCATCCGATTGATCACGATATGCCCCGTTGGGAATCGCAACTAATTCTTCAACATAATCTCGATTCCACGCGCCTTCGATCAGGATGATATTCCCGGCTTCAGCCTGCGCTGCGAATGGCTCAAGACGGGCATCCTTGTTCCCAACAGGCAAATCCTTATAGACATTAAAGCCTGCAAGATTTACATTTGTCGCTTCGGCGCTTTCTTTGCCCCCTGCACCCGGTTCTTGTTCGTGCCATATATCGACTGACCAATTACTCCCGTGTTCTTGAGCATCGAACTGGGCAGTCTGTTTCATGATTTCTTCGCGCTCACGGGCTGACCACTGACCGCGCACAACATCCTCAATATAGAATTTACCATCTCTGCCCTTAGCGATCAGCACACCAGCGGTATACGCGCCACCGCCTGCCGTTCCTGCCTTATCCCAATATCGGACGCGAGCAATGACATCAACAGCTTTAGCTCTCTGGATACGGGTAAACCATTCGCGCTTGAATCTGCCACCTTCAAGCGCACGTGGGACGCCTTGATAGAGTGATGCCCAAACGACTGAACCGACTTCGATTTCCATTTCATCGACAGCAGCTTGACTGTAGCGACTCGGAGACAGCGTTTCGCCGGGTTGACGTCCAAGCGGATCAGACAGCCCGCGCGGTTGTCCGAGATACTCGTTATTGTCATCCCGTACTTTTTGAGTTTCTGCCTTTGCTGGCAGACGCAGCAGCGTCCACATATCGGGAAAATATTTGAGCAACCGTCCGGTGAGATCATCCTCATGCCAGCGGGTTTGAATGACGATGATCGCCCCGCCCTCGCCCATACGGGTACGGAGGACGGACTTATACCATCCCCAAACCGCGTCACGGACGGTCAGTGACTGCGCTTCTTTCCAGTCCTTATGCGGGTCATCGACAATGGCGAGTTTCGCAGGAAAGCCCGACAAACCGCCGCCAATACCAATAGCACGCACGCGCCCGCGATACGGGTACGCGAGACCCCATTGATTGACTGCGCGACTATCGCGGCGCGTTTTAACGGGCGGTAAATCTTTTGTCCGACGATCCCCGAAGACGGCTTGATAGTCCTCATTCTCGACAATGCCGCGAGCTTCACCCGATTTTAGTTCAGCAAGATCGGCGGCATAACTCGCAATAACGACGGGATCATTCGGACGTTTGCCAAGCCAGTAGGCAGGGAGACGAACGGACGCAAGTTCAGATTTTCCAAACTGCGGGGGAATATTAATCAGTAAACGTCTGATATGCCCTGCAACCACTTGATCGAGGGTATCCGCAATCAAATGATGTACAGGATCGGCTAAATAGCCGGGAAAGGTAAAGCTGGTAAAATCTATTAACGTTTCGCGGGCGCGGCGGCGCAAAAGCATTTCCGCCGCCGCCTGCTGACGGTTGATCATCATCCCCCGGCTGCGATCCGTGCCAGTTCTTCATCGGTCAAATTACGCACCGAACGATGGAGACTTTCACCACCTGTCGTTACATCAACCCCTATTGGCTTCCGTGTGCCTTGCAATTCAACGATTCGATCTTCCATCTCTGCTGCCAGTCGCAGCGCCTGCAAGTTTTTCTTGTTCTCTCGATATTGTTCCCACGAGCGCATCTGAATTTCGCGGAACTGGGCAATACTGCGATTGCGGTTGGTCATCACATCTTCAATAGACTCGCGCTTATAGAGTTCGTCACAGCGATGAATATCCCGATAGGCAGAGCGAAGCGTATAGCCAAGCGCCTCGGAGATTTGCAGCGGAGACGCGCCCTGCACCTTCATCGACGACACGACCGCCAGACGCGCTAAAATATCCGTGTCTTCATACCAGACAACAGACTTCTTTCCCTTTTTTGCGCCTGGCATCGGGGTTACTCCTGGGACTCTAGGTATTCGATGACGAGACGTGCCATCTCAGCGAGCGCCGTTGGCGCATTGACGATTTCTAAATGGGTACGGGTTTTCAGCAGCGCCGCACGCCATCCCTCATACGTCTCACGATTTGCCAAATAAACCTTATCCACATCGCTCTTGGGCATGATCGCATCGAGCGCCGCATCAAAATCTTGCAGTTGAGTAGGCAGAAAAACAATCAAGACTGTTTTTGCTGTTGCCTGCATATCTACATCAACGGGCTTAAAGCTGATGGGCTTGAGACTATCGAACATGCGCGGATCAATGAAGGCTTCAAAGCGTGCCTGCACATCGGTGATCCGCTCCCAAATGCGCTGTACGATCTCGGGATCGGAGGTGCCATTGATCGAGTTATGCGCCAGCTGTTTGGAATGAATCCGCGCTCGATCAAGGCTTTCGTACATGAGCGCCAGAAACATCTTCTGCCCCGCTGCGCGAATCGCCCGCGTCCGATGATGCCCGGAAATGATTTCGATACCACCATCGACCTTCACCAACAGCGGCAGCGACTCCGGCGCGCCCGTGTTCTTGATGTTGTCTACAAGCTGGTCAAACATCGCCTTTGACATAGACTGCGCGTTAATGTCCTGTTCGCGCACGTCGTCAACGGACAACCAGATCAGGCGCAACCCCGCATTGGGGTAGATCATACGGCTGACGCGCTCTAGCACGAGGTTCAGCGCTTCCGGCGGTAAGTTCTGATCGAATGCTTGCGCGAGTGCGCCAATATCAAATTGCGTCATAGCACCTCCACATAGAATGGTCCAACGACCCCACTACTAAATGTTTCGGTGATTTTCAGTGCGCGTAGAACATGAACGAGTCCGATAATGCAGGTCATCTATCCATGCCCCACAACGGATTCGTGTCATACCGCCGATGCCGCCATTCATTCTCACCCGAGTTGCGTTCATAGACCCCAACTGGACGATTATTGCGGACTTCGACGACCTGAACCCATTCGTTCTCACCCGCCTCAGTTTGCTGCAACACAATCTCGGTATCGGAAGCTGTGCCATTCAAATCTAGGAATCCGCCGTTGGCATGATTCAACGTGCCTCGAAACACCCAACAATAAGTGCCTTCTTCGGATGCAATCTCAGGGAAGGGGATCGGCACGTCCACAGGTGTGATTGAGCGAATATCCCTCCTCAACAGATAGAGGATCGTCCCCTGTTGAATGGGGCTGACAGAAGGTTGAATGACGATCATCTCGCCACCATTCCACATCCAACCGGTGATCGTCAACTTATCCGTCTGCACCCGGCAGTAGACAGGCGAAATGCTACTATCGATGATCACTACCTGCTCAGGCTCGTCAGTTTGTTGCACGCTCTCTACGGCGGCTTGCCAAGCCGCCTTAATCGTGTCGGTCAAGGCGTCCCATTCGGGCATCGGCAGCCCTTGGTAGTTTTTGAAGTCGGTCACCTCGCCATACGCATGGTAGGCTTGTTTGGCTACGTCACTCACAGGTCATATTCCTTCGGCGCAATAAACACATAATCGTTTTGCAGGATGCTCGTTTCGCTATCGTTCGCCAGTGTTATCGTAAACGCCGCAATGGGGTTGGCTTTCGTGCCAGCCTGCTTGATCTCCTTCACAAAACCGCATACGCGCGGTGCGACTATGCTTTTGATAAAGTCGCCTTCGCGCGGGGGCAGCTCACGGCGATAAAGTTTTTCAAGATCGCCGGACTCAACGAGTGCGATCAGGTCTTTGAACCGAACTTCTTCAGCCATTCGCCTACCGTCATCTCTCGTGTACGCTGCGTAATCACTGCACTGTACGTCAGCTTGTACGTACCGTCTTTCTGCTTCTCGCGGGTATCCAGAGTCATGATCCCACGGGCGGTTTTGTTTTCTGCATGTGGCGTAAGCATCGTCGTCTTGACGTGTTTGGGCGGACCATCAAGCTCGAAAGTGCGATCCCCGCGAAGCACGTCGTCCCAGAACCATGACGAGGCAATGCTCATCAAGGTCAGCTTATGCAGCCGCGCATATCCGTCGTGTGGACACGTGAACGCAAACGTCACGCTGGCACACTGGTCAAGCATTTTTTCGCCCTTCTTGATGGTTTTACCGCGTCGGTAGTCGGCAAGGTGAACGCCCGCAATGCCCATCAGCATCCCGTCCATAAACAGACCAATATAGACCTCGGTCACCGAGCCGGGCAGCTTGTGAATGAACAGGTCTCGATACCAATCACCGGTGACCTTATCTACTTTGATCGCGTGAATCTGGGAGATCGGTGTAATCCCGCCTTTGAACAGTGGGTATTTCGCTTGCCCCACATTGATCTTGGCGCGGTTCGCCTCAATACCCACCGGGTCACGGTTGGCAATGATCCAGTTGATTGCGCTGTGACCAATCTTGCCGGGACGATCTGCGAACACGCTACGCCAGGGGTCTCCCCATTTTTCGAGTGACACAGGGTCTTCGCCATCCGTCGCGTAGTACATCAGCGACAGCGCAGGCTTTACTCCAAGATTTTCCATGAGCCGGGCGTAGTCTTTTTCAACAAACTGCTGTACTTGAGGTTGATCCCAATCAAACACATTATCCACGCCTCTAAACATGCGGTCGTATCCGCCACTGTAGCGCGGGGGATTGATCAAATTAATCACCCCTTCCCTATCGCAGTATTCTTCCATCGTGACCCACATGTCCTGTGGTTTGTAGATCACCCCTTTGAGGAGATCAGCAATGGCTTCGATCTGGGTTTTCAGTTGGTCAATGTAGGTGGGAGCATTGCGGATCAGTTCGCGGCGGCGATGCTCGTGGTACATCTTCTGATTCTTACGCACGTACTGAAGCGTTCGAATCACCAGCAGCACGGCAGCCGCTTTGGTGATCGGGTCACTCGTCAGATAGGGCTTGGCAAGCGCGGCATAGTCATCATCCGACTTAAGGTCGAGTCGCCAATCCGTACCCATGATCGCGTTACCGATAGCCGTGGAATACAGACTAATGTCGCCACAAACAATATTCGCAGCACCTGCCAATCGCGCAACGTAAGCAAGTGAAAATGAGCCAGTACAGGGGACGATCAGTAAATCGGGTTTCACGGCACTGATTACACGTGCGGTGTAACTCCGTGTTGGTCCGCGCGGTATGCCCCGAAATAAAATATCAGGATTTGACACCCAAACTACTCCCCGATTAGCTTCTGCCGCTTGCCAATCGCGGTTTCTAATGCGAGGAGAACAACGTGATTTTTACCGCTGTCAAGCGACAATTCGCGGTACTGTTGGCGAAGTTCCGAAATCGTCGCCTGCTTGATCGCTTCCGAGATTAACGCCTGATCGCCTGAAATGATGGCTTCTGTAAGTCGCATATTACATTTCCTTCCACTAAAGCAAAACGACAGATCAATATCTGTCGTTTGTTTTCAGAAGACCGCCCCGCCGGTCTTGCACCTGCATTTCGTGCCTGAGAGGGCACGCGTCCTAAACCTTAGACGAGAGGCGGTAATACGAATTTATGTTCTACAATATAGCACGGTTTTTATCGAATGCAAGAGGCTTGCTATACCACATGGTATGTGGTACAATAAATCACATATTTAAGGGGGAGCGATGCAACCACTTTATACGCTCGGTTACACAGGAATAGAGCCTCAAGAAATTATCGACGCCGCAGCACGGATCAATGCAAGCATTGCAGACATCCGATATTCTGCTCGTTCGCGGCATCCCCAATGGAGCAAAAACACGCTCCGCACTGCTTGGGGAAGTCGCTATCTGCATATCTCTGGATTGGGAAACAAAAACTACAAGGGCGATCTTGGACACGGGATTATGCTGGCAAACCCGATTTTAGGCGGCGAAATCGTCCTCGCCCTGCTCCCCCAACAGCCGGTTATTCTGATGTGCGCTTGTCCCAACTGGGAAACCTGCCACCGCCGGAACGCAGCGGAGTTCATCGTGCAGATGCGTCCGAATGTCGAAGTCATTCACCTCACTGCCAAATCACTTCGTGCGCTTGGTAATCCCATTCAGCAAAGCCTATTTTGAGAGGATGAAGATGCTGCTTCTGCTTACTAGGCATTATTACAATTGGCGGACAATTTTTGCCACCCAAGATGAAGAGAAAGCTCGTCTGCACATCGCTGAAATAATGGGGCATGGTGAAATTACCTATACTGACGGCGATCCGAACGGGATCACAGGCTACAACGGCGTTCGGTTGGAAAACGGTCAGCTTACCGATCCTTTAGTCCTGTGGACAGCAAAAATCGCGCGCGAAGTTTTTGACGCGCCAGGGCTTACAAAAACACTGTCTATCTACTTTGCTCTACTCAAAATCGAGGTGGAATAATGCCCTTCCAGTTAACAAGCGTTGTGGGCGCACTCACCAAAAATAAAGTCCTCTATCTGCGATTCACCGCAAAGACAGGGGAATCCGTTTCTATTTTCAACAACAGCCCCGTTTACGGGATGATACTCCGTGCTTATCCTGAACTCGTGTCATTGCAGGATGGGCAGCGTCTAACGTGGGAAGAACACCCGATCTGCGTTGAACTGTTCAAGGACACAAACGGCTATTTCAGCATTAGCCGCATCGAACCGCGTTCGCCGGAAGCTGTACCGGATGTGCCGTTTACGCCCGATCTAGCGGCATATCGTCAATCGGCGATCAATTGGGCGGGCATGGTTACGAAACTTGCTTATCAGATCACAGTTTTCGACATGGAAACGACGACGAACGATAAGCTGAAAGCAGAACCCCTGAGCATTGGTCTTTACAAGCCCCCTGTCAAAACAGAATTGGGTGAGATTGCGCCTATGGTACTAAATACGTTCGTAAAACCGCTTAAGATGAGCGCTGTCAGCGAAAACGTGGAAGCTGCTGCCGTTCACCAGATTACGCCGGAAATGCTGACGGATGCGCCTGAATTCTGCGACGTGTTCCTGAAGTTGAGCCTACCATTCACCCGCTCTATCATTGTAGGCTACAACGTGGACTTCGATTTAACCGTCCTGCACCGCACGTGTGCGCGGCACTCGCTGATCCCGATTCACCCGCTCGCAGTGATCGATGTGATCCAACCCGTCTCATGGTTCATGGGCGATTGGAATCCCGAACGCCAATCCTTCAACTTCAAGTCCCTCAGTGATGCAGCCGCACATTTCCATCTGGAATTCGAGGACGCGCACAACGCACTGGCAGACTGCGAAATGACATGGGCAGTGATCGAAGCGATGGCGGGCGTATGAAGGTCGATGATCATCTGTACCCCTCACTTCAGAACTACATCTGCATCACGGGCGGGGCTGTCGCAAAACATGCCGCTGACGAAGCTGTAGTTGACGTTTTGTACAACGTTTTTGAGGCATTACAAAGCCTCATGCTCTACAACCCCTACGTTCGGTGTATCGATGTAGGTGGTAATCCGGGTCGTATTCCGCCACAGAAGAAAGCGCCTGAAATGTATAAC